AGTCAGTCACGGGGGCATCAAGATCGCTGGCTCAGTAGATTTCGTGGGCATCAAGGACTCCAGAATCTTTCTCGCGGACTACAAGTGCAGAGTAAACACTAGCGGTAGAGCCAAAAGATACCAGAAGGACTGCTGTCAGCTAGCTATTGAGGCGTATATGCTAATGCACCTACAAAGATTACCCTACCTTCCTAAAATTAGATCCGTCATAATTGACTGCGATACAGCCGAACACTGTCACTACGAGTGGACGGACGAAGAAAGCCAGTGGGGTATCCGTGTAGCAAAAGCCGCGGCCAACCTCTATTGGATGTTACGAATGGAACCTGTTGTAAAACAATAACTATGAGCAAAGAAACTAATCCAAAGGATGCCTGTGGAATTAAAAAGGTTCCAATCTCAGGTATGCCAGTCAACGTGCTACTTGAGGCTGGCTTAGTTAAACTTCACGGTGACTTAAAATACGGCAGGTTTAACTGGAGGGATGTAGGGGTTCGCGGCTCCGTGTATTACGATGCCGCGTTTCGACATCTAGCCGCATGGTACGAGGGGGAGGACAATGATCCTGACTCAGGGTTGCATCATATATCTCACGCAATTACTGGACTTATAGTTCTTAGGGACTCAATCATGAGGGGCAACTGGACGGACGACAGGCCAGAGCCAACGCCAAACATCATTAAAGAATATAATGAAAAGGCATTAAAAATAATAGATGTTCATACAAAAATGGAATCACAGAATGATAGAGATTAATTTAACTGACGACGAAGTCATGATGTGCCAGCACGTAGGACACCTGCGGTCCGTGCTATCCAGAGGCAACAAGGTCAAAGACATGAAGCGAACCGACATGGCTGGCCTAGATATAGATGCCCAAGGCGTTACCGCTGAGTATGCGGTAGCCAAACATTTTAATGTATTTTTTGATCTCGGACTTAGCCCTCGTACTGGGTCAGCCGATGGGGTAATGAACGGTTACTCCTACGATGTCAAAAGCACTCACCACGCCCTCGGAAAGTTACTAGCAACCCTCAAAGACAATCCCGATGTAGATATGTATATTATGTGCATCACGCCAGATCGTTGGACTGTAAAGATGGTTGGCTGGTGCTGGAAGAAGGAACTAATAAACAAGAAAAACATAAAGGATCTGGGTTACGGAAAAGGTTATGCACTTGAGCAAAGCCAACTCCGTCCCTTCAAAAAGTAGTGTTCAAAATAGAAGGATTAAATGAAAGAGATTGATGAACTTGTAACTATGGCTTTGAACATTGTTGAAGAAGCTCTAACGGCAAAAAAGAAGCATGAGATGGGAATATATCTCAAATCTTTACGACAGATATTAAACCAAATTAAAGAACGAAACGATAAAAAATAATATGAGTATGACACAAGTAGAAAGTAACGTCGAAAGAATACAGACCAGGATCGATATGATCCGACAGGAGTCACGGACTCTGTCCTTCAGAATAGAAAGGATGATGGAGCAACGTAAGAACCTAACGCAAGAGAAGAAGGCCCTGAAGGATTTACTCACGGAGCTAGATGTATCTTCCACAAAATAAACTTAAGGACTGGAGGGTCAAACATCAGCCCAAAACTTGTCCATTGATACTGCGAAAGACATCGGACTGGGTGGTGGATCACTGTCATCAGACTGGTATGATCCGCGGTGTAGTATCAAGGGTAGGTAACGCCTTGCTCGGTAAGATCGAGAACTTCGCTTACCGCAGATGCCAGATCAGCCAGGGTCATTTACCCGACGTGCTACGCGGCATAGCAGACTACCTGGAGCAAGAGCAACTAGATGTATTGCATCCCGTGGGCTTGACTCAACTTACAAAAAAATTTAAAGCCTTGACATCCGAAAAACAGAAAGGCATTTTAGTTGATCTAGGGGCAAAACGAAAACAACTCATGGAATGTTCTAACGCCTCGGAACGAACCAAACTATTCCGTGAACTAACTAAACATAAACATGGATAAATTAAATATTCATTCAAAACTCAAAGGGATTCAGTCATCCCTCAAAGCTCCGAAGGGGCAGACTAATAAGTTCGGCGGCTACGCTTACCGTTCTGCTGAAGATATACTAACAGCTGTCAAACCTCTGCTCGCTGAGTGGAATTGTACGCTTGTTATTACTGACGATGTAGTCGAAGTAGGTGGACGCATATATGTCAAGGCCATGGCTGTGCTAGCCTGTACCGAAGGCGGTGAATACACCATCCAAGCAAATGGATTCGCTAGAGAATCAGAGACTCGTAAGGGCATGGATGACTCACAGATTACTGGGTCAGCTAGTTCCTACGCTCGTAAATACGCACTCAACGGACTCTTTGCTATCGACGATACAAAGGACGCTGATGCTACTAATGATCACGGCAAGAAGCCAACAACACAAACCAAGAAGATAAGCCAAGCAGCCAACGCTGACGTGGACTTTGAGTTCTAACCAATAATACAATGCCAAAGTATAACAACGAAAACACTGGGGTTCTATTCCCAGAAAGTAACCGTGAGTCCGATTCATCGCCTCACGCCACAGGAACAATAGAAGTCACCGCACCGGGCAAATACCGTGCGGCGGCTTGGAAAAACCAGAGTAAATCTGGTCCTGTTATGAACATTCGTTTGACTCGTCTCGATGAGGACAAACAACCTGAACAATACCGCAGAAGCGGTATTCCGAACCAACCCGCGGCGGCAGCCATTGCGGACGATCCCTTTTAAGGTTGATTGGTTGTCAAGGGGAGGGGGTAACACCTCTCCCCTTTTTATTATTTTTTAACATGAACCAACAACTATGAACGAATTATTACAAGGATACATTGACGCGGGAGAACCGCTTCTTAAGATGGACGGCTTTGATGACTGCATTGCAGGGGTCGTAGAACGATTTGGTCAGGAGCCTATTGTGTGCTACGACAAGGCAAAGGTCATTGACCAGATGATCGCCGATGGGATGACCGAAGAGGAGGCCGTAGAATTTTTTGAGTACAACCAAATAGGAGCATGGGTGGGTGACAGAACACCCTGCTTCCTCATATCAAAATCATGAAAGAATTAGAGCAGAGCCTTCTGGGGACAATCCTGAAGGCTGAGATAAACGATGGCTGTAATGCGCTACTAAACGAAGCAAAGGAGTCCGGCATTAATGCTGATTTCTTTACGGCTCACGACACCCGAACAATGTGGGAAACCATGTGCAAGTTGGACTCCAAGGGAGTTATCCTTGGCACGATGTCCCTGTTCACGGATATGTCCAAGGGTCAAAAGGGACTCGATGCCAGCTTAGTCTGGTCCACGCATGACGCAGGACTCAGCGAGTTACAATACAAGGGACTTATAGATGACTTGGTGGAGTCCTATAAATCACGAAACCTTCACCGCCTCTCGCTGATAATCAAGGACGGCCTACAGGAGGGTAAGGACTCCGAGGAGATCCTTACTTCTATACAGGGTCAGTGCGATGCCATATCCTCTTTGACTCCGAACAAAGAGAATCTGCAAACCATTGTTGATCAAACATATAAAGATGTCATAGGAAAAGTAGACTACTCTCGATACCTACGGACTGGCATTCAATCCATTGACGATGTCCTATACAGAAACGGCTACGGGTCAGGTCAGCCTATGCACTGAACTTCTTGAAGAACGTCTGTACGAATGGTCACGGGGTGCTTCTCTTTAATCTTGAGATGGGCGTGAACCAGATAATGAAGCGCATCTTTAGCATCAACTCAGGCTTACATATGCGTAGGTTTGAGGACGGGCTAGCCCCAGAGGACAAGATGCAGACATTGCAGGAGACTACCGAAACTGTGAAGGGTTGGAACTGCTGGATCCGAGACAACGTGTATCGGCTGGACCACATTCTAGCAACCGCCAGAGGTATGCACAGAAAGCACGACTTAAATGGAATCATTATTGATTACTGCCAACTTATAAAGCCCATGTCCAAGAACATATCCAGAGAGCAGCAGGTTGCAGAGATCAGCCGTGAGTTAAAGCTACTTGCCAAGGACTTAGATATACCTATCCTGTTGCTGGCGCAGGTAAACCGTGAATCTGAAAGGGATGACCGGTCACCCATCATGTCTGACCTTCGTGAGAGCGGAGCCTTGGAGCAGGATGCTGACAGTATCATATTCTTGTGGCAGACACTATCAGAGAGGGAGCAGGGGACCGATTACGTCCGCTGGACTCTAGCCAAACAGCGGGAGGGCATGGGATATACTCAGGGCCGAATCCTCTTCAATAAAGGCACTCAACAGATGGAGGATTACTCGCAGTTTATTTGATATGAAGCCACACCAAAGGCGGTCACTTATTTACCACAAAACCATTGAAGAGTTTTTTGGTGGATATGTCTGCAAAAAGTGTGGATTCAAAGGAAAGGCAGTGCAGTTCGACTGCCATCACCTGCCTGAATATAAAAAAGTTAGACCCATCACCCACTTCAGGAGGACAGGAAATCGAGAGACATTTATTAATGAACTAAAGAAGTGCGAACTTCTTTGTGCAAATTGTCACAGGCTAGAGCATTCCTCTTGACAGAAGACATAGAACACCTATGTTATAATTATTCTACCACACAAAGGTTCGTGTGTTAGTTGGTTCATAGTAATTCAAGGTAAGCCTACGGAGTAATCCCTGGCGGAGTGCGGTTTTTTCATGGTCCGCACTTTTGTTAGTCCTTGGGGGCTGTTCCGTTTTATCAGGCGCGGGACAGCCCCTTTTACTAGAACAACCGTTGAGGGATTTTAATATCAGGCGGTACTACGATGGGTTCTTGTCCAACCTTCTTCTTGCGGTTATATTTACGTATCTCTGGTTCGGTATTAAATCCAAACGCCCTGTTTATAATTTCACTATAAGGTCCAAAAGCTGTTATATCTTTAGGTTGAACCTTCTGTCCATTGGCAAGTTTTTGCATGATAAATAACATATCACCCGACATTTGCAAAGATACCGGAGCAAAGTAAGAAACAGCCGCACCAAAAATACCTTCTCTTTTTATTTTGTATCCCGTGTAGGTGCTGATACCCAGTGGCGATAGTAAAGCATTAAAGATGTAGTCATTATGA